GGAATTCTAACGATCCAATTGACGTTAGCTGAACCAACATCATTGTTATCTGGATCTCTAGATAAACCTAGAATCTGCAAAGTAGCAGATGAGCCGTTTGCTAGAGTTGAATCATTTAATTCAACTGCGGACACGAAGTCTGGTGAGCTTCCTGCTGTGTACTCGATATCTGCAACGTTGAAGATATCTGTTTTAGCAGAGGCGCCAGTATTGTTTGTTTGTATTTCAAACCTCTCATACGGATCATCAGAAATGAATCCAACAATGTCAGTTGCAGTGTTAGATGCATTTAAGTGATTAGCAAAAGTAGGCTTGCTTGTAGTTGCGTCAGTAAAAAAGACACCGTTTATTGATCCTAATATTGCGCCACCTGCACCTGCAACTTCAATTGTTCCGTCAGATTTCATTTTGACAGGGTCATTAAAGTAAATAGCAGTTGCCGAAGCAGCTATATCATATTCGGATAAACCTTGGTTGTCTCTGTTCTGGCCAACTTTTCCGATCGGTTTTAAACCGAACGCAGCGTCTTTATTTGCCATATTAGTTGTCCTCCTTAGACATTTTTAGTTTATCCGGTGCTTTAGGAATTGTTAAAAAATTAACTTTTCTTTGAGCCACCGAAGGTTACACGAGTCTGTCGATCAATATTGATCGGCATACTTGGATGCTGTTCCTTCATAAGATCGTTATCGACTGCTTTAACTTTATCCTCATGCATTCTTCGATAATGTTCGTTTCTTTGTTCTGCGATCTCGTCTGGTATCCTAGCCAGCAATAGGCCACCAACTCCAATCATCCCCTTGTATTTTCCATCGTCGACAACTGGGTAATCTGGAAATTCATCAGCTCTCACTAATTCATAACCTTCTCTAAGTTTACCAGAAATATTTCTCGTATCCTGATAACCTTGAACCTCAGCCCTCAACCACTTATAACGGTAACCGTCTTTAGCAGGGGGTGTATCCAAGCTGTTGGATCTTTGCCAAACTTTAGGTCTAGATTCCTCTTCCCTAGTTTGACTTGCACGAGAAGCCCTTTTATCATTTTCTTTTTCCATATGCTACGCTCCTTCCGTGTTCATTAGTCGTTTTTGTTTTGCATAATCATCGAGTGACACACCTAATTTTTTAGCAATTGCTACCTCAGACGGTGTGAGTCTTTGGATTTTGCGACCTGTCTTACTACTACGCGTTGCCGAGGCAACAGTTTGAGTAGGTTTATTTGTCGTCTCTTCTTTATTCTTAACAAATTTATGAGGGAATTCAAGAGCTATTCTTCTATCTATTTCCTGATAATATTCTTCTGGATGTGAGATAGGATCATAGCCTTCTTCCTCAGTTAATTGTCTATGAATTGCTTTTGCACCTTCGGTCATAACAGGGTCTCTATTAAACCAAGTGTTTCTTTCTGCCCATTCTTGAGCTTTTGGATCTATCCTTCTTGGTTGAGGTTGTGTTATTTCTTGAGGTTGCTCGGTTACTTCCTCTTTAGGTTTAGATTGTCTTGCTTTCATGTCAATCAATCTAGCCTCTTCGTAACCTAATCTAGATATTTCTGCTTGTGCTGCAACTTCAGCTTGAAGATTATTTTCTTCTCTAGCTTTTGCAAGTTTAGCAACAGCAGCTTCCATACCAGATTTAACTCTACCTTCCATTTCTGAAACATAGTTAGTATCTAGTTTAGCTAATCTAGATTTTAATTTTTCTTGATCTGCTAAAACACTTTTTGCATAAAGAGTTGCGGCTTCTTCTCTTCGCTCTGCTTCACGCATTTTTTTAGTTAGTTTAGCAATTCTTCTTTTTACTCCATCAGAGTAATCATCTAACTCTTTTTTTTTTTCTTCGTTCGTTTCTTCTTCTTTAACTTCTTCTTTGTTGTCTTGAACATCCAACTGCTCATTTGATTTCTCAACTGTGTCAGTGGACTGATCGTTGTTTTCAATAGTTGATTCATTAACATCCTCCTTTGTTTCTGGAATTTCTATTTCAGCTCCAGGACCAGAGGTATCGATGTCAACCATTTTTTGATCTTCAGGCATAGTCCTCTCCTATGTTTAATATTGATGAAGTATATCTTCTGGATTTTCGATGGTTGCTAAAACTTCATCATCATTTAGCAATCTTACTTCTCCGCCATCGATCTGGATTCTAGATCCAGCATATCTTGCAAAAACTACCCAATCACCCTTCTTGCACCAAGGACCTTCAGGAAATTTTTCTTTATCATAACAATGTGGCCCCATGGCTAAAACTAATCCGCAGGTTGATGCTACTTGTTGTCTTTCTAAAGTATCTGCTCCTAAAAATAATCCACCTTTAGTTTTTTCTGGTAATTTAAATGGAAGAACTAACATTCTCCATCCAGTGGGTTTAGGTAATTTATCTGATTCTTTTTCTTTTAAACGCTCGTATGCGTTTATCTCTTCCTCTTTTTCTTTTTTATATTTTTCTTCTAACGCTAATTTAATTTTTGGTGGCGTCGAATTTGAGGATGTTGTCTCTCTTAGTTTCATTTTTTTGCTCCTTTGGGTTTAGCAGGTTAGAGATTTCCTGTACTACATATTGGTAGGCGTGAGCCTGTCCCAACATATACTTATATTTTTCCATATTGTCAATACCACCCGCTAGGATGTTATTTCCTATTGATTGATAAGCATCTTTCAATCTTTTTTGAAGTTTACTTATTACCTCTAGCTCTTCTAATTGCATCTTTGCCTTTCTTAAATATTGCAGCGACTTTTGATTTACCCATAACTTTGGCGCGCTGTTCACCAACAGTTAAAATTTGAATTTTTCTAGCAAACGGTTTACTAATTTTTTTAACTTTTGAAACTGTTTTTCTCGCATCTGTCGGCGTTGCAAACTTGATCTTAACAGTGTCACGCGGGTTTTCATCAGTATAAAGTCGTCTACCACTGCCTTTAGGTTTCTTACCTGTTCCCGTTTTTGGATCTGCCACCTATAACTCCTTTTAAAGTTTTTGCTTGACCTGCGTGTGCTTTAGATGCTTTTTTTAAAGCCTTTATGACTTTTTTTATTTTAGCTTTTTGTTTTTTCATATTTCTCCTTCCAATATTTTGCTCTTTCTAATCTTCTAATTCTATAATCTAGTTTGTCTAGTCCTAATATTTTTTTAAAAAAATCTACTAACATTTCCATCTTCTACGAGCCTGTCTTAATCTTGAATTAGGATCTCTCGCAGCTTTAGGAAACTTTTTCATTTGTCCTGCACTTCTAGCGCAGAATGATTTACGTCTCTTTGCAGCTTTAGATCCTGGTTTGACTTTGCCAGTGACCGCTGTTTTTAATTTAGAACCAGGATTTAATCTTCTGTAAGCCTTTACTCCAGCTTCAGTCATCCCTGCACCTTTTTTAGTCGCTCTAAAATTTTTTTTATTTCTCGCAGGCATGGTACCCTTAGATAAATAAGCTCTACCCATACCTCTTGATTGCATCATCTCTTAAATCCTTTTAACATTGAACCATAATATTTTGATAAAGATGCATTGTTCAATGTTGTGCCTGCATAGTTTGTATTTATTGCAGGACCAATATATCCTCCACTAACTGCTTTTTTTCTTTTTGCAAATGTTGCTGCTCTAGATGGTGTAGGACCTGTATTCGCTTTCGCTTGTTTTCTTCTTACGGCACCCGCACGTTGCCCTTTGGTCATCCGTCTTGCTTTTGCAATGGGCACGCATTTTGGATAATTTTTTCTTTTTTCTCCACCACTTCTTCCACACTTCGGGTATGAGCCATCTTTTCGCCTGTTCGCAATATCGACCCAATTTTCCTTTACCCATGCTCTTAAGCCTTTCTCAGCCATTACACTTCAACCATAGTAGTCATATCAATAAGACCACCGTCAGCTGCTTTTTTACGTTTTTTCTTTTTGCCACCTGGTGTAACTTTACCAGAGCAAACAGCTGATGCATACATATTAGCATAGGCGCTAGGGTACACCTTAAACTTACGCTTTGCTGCGGCCTTACCTCTTGGACATAGTTTTGCCATTATACCTTCTTAGCTAATTTTTTATCTATTTTTACTTGAACTTTTTCTGGCAATTTAGAAAAACCTTTTAGTTTATTTGGAACTTTACCGTTTCCATTTGAACCTTCTTTATACATTTTTCTTTTCGCCATTCCACCACCCATCATTTTTTTTCTGGGTTTTACGCCGTAATCATTTCTCATTTTTTTCCTCCGTTTTTAAAAATTTGAGTTCCTTTTATACCATATATACTAGCCACGACAAGGATCCATAAATTTGTGAACCAAGAAGGTAGCTGTTGGAACTGTTCAAAAAATTCTTTTATCTTTGCAGCAGCTCCAGGATCGTCCGAGAAGACCCCCCACGCAATCACTAATATCGGGAGCGTTAATACGACCAATACGAACTCGTCTTTCCAGTCCGATTGTCTAGCTTCTAATAATTTACCTTGGTACTCGCTCTCACCTCTAGCCATCTTAGATGCGTGCATGTGTTGAGCGTCTGCCATCGCCATCTTCGTTTCTTGTTTTTTCTTATAGATGTGCGTTGCAGCGTTTAAGCCAAGTTTAAGTGCACTAAACCACATAAAATATTATATTATTTTAGCAGTTTTAGACTTTTCTGCTAACATTCTTTTAGTTCCTTTAACAGTAACCTCTTCGGCCTTTGCTATATAGTTGAAAGCACCGTCTGCAGTTGTTTTTGATCTTGGATCAATCTCAACTTTTTCTTTTGGAGTTTCTACTTGAACTATTTTGTCTAATTTTTCCATTTTTTCTCCTTGTTTTTTATTAAATTAATTTTCTTTTCTTATAATGTCAATATTTGGCATCATTTGATCAGCATTTGGCAATGTTTTACTTAAAATTGTCTTTTCAATTGATGTATTAGCTCTTAATTTTGCTAATTCTTCGTTCTGATCTAGTTTTTCGTCAGTATTTTGTTGATTCATCATTGCTCTCATCTTATCAAGGTCAAATCTTCTGTCTGATTCATCTTTTTTTCTAGCATTTTCTTGTGATCTAATGTCTAATTCTCTGGCTCTTAGTTTAGCAAGAGGGTCATTACCATAATCACCAAGTAATTTTTTCTCTTCTCTCATAAACTCTTCCATCATTTCAGCAATCAAGATAGCTTTTCTAGCTTCAATAGTCATATTTAAATCCATAACTTGTTGTTGAGCCATTTGATCACGCATCATTTGAGGATTTTGTTGCATTTGTTGTAATTGCATAATTTCATTTTGGAATTCTATCTCAACTTGTTCTAATGCCATCAAAGATATGTGCTCAAAAATATTTTTTTGTAGTGATGCCATTACTGCAGGATTATTTTTTGCCATGTTTGTTGCCATAAAATTTAAATGAGCTGTGATATGTGCTTGATGGTCTTGTCCTTTGAATGCTTGAAACGGTTGACCACCTAAAGCTTGTATATGTTCTACTGCAGGATCCATTGGCATAGGTCTTTGTGGAACTTTTAAAATGTTATCAATATTTTTTACACCTAAAGCTTCATACATATTTCTGTAAGCTTGGTACATATTATGTAATTGTGGATTAGATGTTGCCAGCTGCAGTTCCGTTTGGGCAATAGAGATCCTTTGAGACTGAGAAAAAATGTTTGGATCTGCAACTGGAATGATGTCTACCTTATCGTCAAAGTCTTGTTGTTTAATCATCCTTTGACCACCTACAACATCGTATGGGTACTCTTGAGGTAAATATAATTTAAATACTCTTGCCATCAACTTAAATTCATTTTTAAGTGCAGCATAAATTCTTTTGTGGATCGCTGACATAGTTCTCGATCCACGTTCCAACAGCGCAACTGTCGTGCCCACGGCCGCTTGTTGATTACCCTCTCCAACTTGAAGATCTGCTATTGACGCGAAACGCTGTCCTGCAGAAACCACGACACCCATAAGCTGTAACAAAGTTGCAGATGGTTCTTTAAAAGGTAACGTCATGAATGAGTCACGAATGTTACCACCTGGTGCATCTACATCTCTAAATTCTCCTGGTTGTATAGACTGAGCATCATCTCTAATTCTAATACCTCGCATTTTAAATCCTGCAGGTAAATTAGATAATGTTCCTGCATCAAGCAAAGATCTAAGAGCTGATGTTGCTGTTCTAGATAATCCACCGATCATGTGAATTAAACCAAATCCGTAAAAACCTAAACCAGGTAAAAATTTAAAATGTACAAAGTATGGAATCTTTTGTTTTTTAGGATCCGCTACTTCATAGTTTCTTCTAATTGATAAAATTTCTCTTGTGCCTTCTTCTACTGTTACAATGTATGGAAGTTTAATTCCTGTCTCAGCGCCATCAGGTCCACGGTCCTCGAACCCTTCTAAATCTAAATTGACATGAAATTCAAGAAGCGTA